ATGGCAATCTTTCCCTTAAAATTATTTTCTATATATTCAGCCTTACTCTTATCAAAAATTATCGCTCCATGTCTTTCTGTAATCACATGACCATTATAAATTTGCTTCAGTTTGCTCATTACTTTTGCTCCAGTATCAGCAACCACCGCTCTTCTTCCAGGGCGGCCAATAATACCTGTTTTTAATATCCTTGATGCAAGCCTATAAGTTCTCCTTGACATCTTCACCTTATGGACTTCTTCTTCTAGTTCCTGGGTAAAACCTGCCTCTTTTTGAGTCATTTTTACCGTATATGGTTCAATATCTCTTAAAATTCTGCTTTGCTTGGCCTCTGAGTAATCTTTTATGACAACTCCTGTTCCTACTCTTTTTTCTTTTACATCCACAAAATCACTGGCCCATCTGTAAAAGTTCTGGTAATGACTCCATAAAAAAGGTGTCAATGACCATTGATGGTATAGCTGGCTGAAACTTTCAGGACTTGGGGTTCCACTCATTAAAATAATACTGTTATATTGCAACTTCAAAATATTTAAATATCTTTGCGATGGCTTTGGAAATGCTCCAACACTATGGGCTTCATCTACAATGATCATATTCCAGCTTGACCCTCTAAAATTCTTTAACTGTTCAAAGTTAGTCGTGGATACTACCTTCTCTAAATTCATCTTTCTTACATCACTCTCAATACTTGGGATTGCTTTTTTCTTGGTAATTATCAACACCTTCTCCAGTGACATATTCTTTACAACAGATAATGCTACCAGCGTTTTGCCTGTCCTACATTCGCCACTTAAATATCCACATTTTTTTGTCTGACATAACCTTGTAAGTTTATTACTTGCCTCTATTTGATATTTCCTTAATACTACCATTGACAGTGTTGGAACTATTGCTATTGTACATGGGAACGCTATATGTGCAATACCTATGAAACAGAAACCCAAGAAGGTTATTCAAGTTTATCTTGAAGAAGATCAGATAAAATGGCTTGATGATAACAAAGGGCCAGAATTAAAAAGAAGTGGTTTAATAAGAACTTTAATCAGAGAAAAAATGAATAAGGAAACTCCAATCTCAAGAGTTTGGAGACAAATTAACCATCAAGAAAAAGAATAAACAATGGATATAAAAGAAGAACTGCTTGGCCTTCCTAAGCACTGGGGTTTTGTTGCCGTAAAAAATAAAAGACCCTATCAAAATGATTGGCAGAATAATCCACTGACACGCTCTCAGTTATTTAAAGAAATTTCTGCCAACAGGTCAACTGGTATCGGTGTCTGTTGCGGTACTCCTTCTGGTGGTTTGCTTTTCTTAGACCATGATGGGCCGTCAGCAGCAAAAATATTAGGTGAGTGGGGTTTTTCCCTTTCTTCACTTCCACCATCTTGGATGGTTACATCAGGTCGGGTTGGTAGATTTCAGATAATATACAAGGTTCCAGAAAAGTATTGGTCAAAAATAAAAACTCGTAAATATCAAACAGGGGTAAAAGATGAGGATGGGTCAGTTGAACAGATAGAACTCCGATGGAATGGTACTCAATCTATAGTGTCTGGTTCTCATCCAATGACTGACGGTTATAGATGGATGGATGGTAGATCACCAAGAGATTTAAAAGACATAGCAGAAGCTCCAATCGAAATAATAAAAAAGATGATGGAGCCAAATAAAAAAAAGATAAAAACACCACCAATTCAAACACTTAACTCAGATACCGATAAGGCTCGTTCTCTTCTTCAATCAATAAATCCATCAAGACTTGATGATTACGACATATGGCTAAAGATTGGTATGGCCGCACACTCAATAGGAGACAATTCTCTTTTATCTGATTGGGAGCAACTATCACAGAAGAACAGCAAATATAAATCTGGGGAATGTGAAAAGAAATGGTCTTCCTTTAAATCATCAGGGGTTTCGCTCGGCACTCTCCAAAAATACGCAACAGAAGATGGTTGGACTCCACCACCACGCACTTTTCCAACATCAATAGAACCAAAAGAAGAATCAACACCTGTACCTCGTAAATTAGAACAATTAACATCTCAGGAATTGATGAACTTTTTACGCAACCTAAAACAGGAGATCAGATTTAATACCTTCTCCCATTCAATAGAAATGGATGGCAAAGTAATAAAGAACATTGAAATTTTTTACCTCACCCTCGCAGAACTTGGTTATAAAGTGCCAAAAGAAATGGCAGTTGATTGTCTCCTAAAAGTAGCCCATGAAAATGAATACGATCCTGTAAAACTTTATCTTGATCATTGCTACAACGAAATCCAACCAGCTTACATTGAATCTCTCGCCTCAACATATCTAAGGCCACAAGATCAAAACCTGACCGAGCCGACAATATATGACACCATGCTAAAACTAACCCTTATAAATGCAGTAAGAAGAGTTTATATTCCAGGTTGTAAACATGACACTGCCACTGTCTTGCAAGGTTCACAGGGAATTAAAAAGTCATCTTTCTGGCAAACCTTATTTGGCCCCTTCTTCTCAGATGCTCTCGGTGATATTTCCTCAAAAGATGATCTTCTCGTTCTCCATCGTTCATGGGGAATGGAATGGTCTGAGATTGATGGTGTCACATCCAGAAAACACGCAGGGGTGGTAAAAGCTTTCTTATCTCGTGCCACTGACCTTCTCAGAGTTCCCTACGGTAAAGCCGTTGAAGAATGGCCCAGACGTGGCATTATTGTCGGATCTACAAATAAAGAATCAGGACTGTTAATAGACGACACTGGTAATAGACGCTTCAACATAGTTCCATGCACTGCAAAATCTATTGATCTTGATTCCTTACAACTGGAGCGTGATTCTCTTTGGTCGGGTTT